GTCATCAAAGTCCGGATGCAACCGTAGCAGTTCCTCGTAGGCTTTCTGCTTTTCGAGTTGCTTCTCCCGTTCTTTGATCGTACCGAGTTCGCTACGAAGCTCGGATAACTGGGATTCAGCTTGGAGTGAAGAAACGGTCTGTACGACTTCGAACACTTCCGGGTACTGGTCTTTGAATGCTTGCAGTTCTTCCGGCGTCTTGGGCATAGCTACACCTTCGGGCATCTGTGCTTGAGGAGCTTGCATTGCCGTCTTCAAGTCGGCGATTTCCTGCTTGAACTCGTTGACCTTTGTGTCGTAGTGTTTCTTTAGGTCGTCGTATCGTTTCTTGTAGTCGTGGTCCGGTTCTTGTTTTTGTTCTACAAAACTCGTTGCTTCTCGGGGAGTAGCCTCTTCGGGGTCCGCATCTTGAGCTTCTATAGTTTCGTCGGATTCATCGTCGTCATCTTTGTAGACATCGTCACGATATTTACCACGATACAGCGTGTCGCTGTTTACTGTGCCGAAAGAGTCGTTCGGCTTGTTGGCACGATGGCCTTTTACTCGCTTTGCCATTTATTTACCTCACTCGCGGTGCCACTTGGCTGTGGGTGGCCGCTCCGGTTGTGCTGGGGCCGCGTTGCGCGGGTAGCCAGCGAATTCTACATGGTAGGAGGAGCTTGTGGATCGTCAAACTGTTCCCGTCCATATCCTTCAATGTAAGTAGATTTTCGCGGTATCTTTAAGAGCTTGTCTAAAAATCCTCTATTATCCGGACTCGCTTCAAACTCTTTTTGAGTACGCTCGGCCATAATCGCGTTTTCTGCGCTCATAGCCATTCTAAAATCATCGTCAGGCATTATCTTTCTATTAATAAACCTGCCCTTGTCATCAAAATATCTTTCACGGAGTTCTGGATACTTTGCAAATAGACCTTTTTGTATAGTCGGACTCGCCGTTTGCAAAATGTATCGCGCGAACTCGGTTCCGTATGAGTCTTTTGTAAACTGTATGCTTTTGCCTATTTTGGTATCCTTAATACCTTTTTCTGGCATCGATCCGAAGACTACATCGAAAGCAAATTTCTTTGCTCTCATCTCTTCAGCGTACTGTCTTTCCATTAAGTAGTATTCTGGGTAGTCAAAAACATTTCTTTTGGTTGTTGGATCATAGCCAAAAACCGCTTTATACCCTTCGATATCTTCGGGCCTAAACTCCTCTAGGCTTTCATATCCACCCTCTTCGTACTGTCCATACTGCTTACGCATAAACGCATCGGTTCCGGGTTCTTGATCGAATCCTGTACGTCTATCTGCCCTGATAATTTGTGAGGTGATGGGTTCGGGTATGGCGTACTTTTTATCTTCGAGGTGTGCGATCTCTTCGGCCAACGCGAAAAGATTTAAAAGTGTAGGGGTTCGAGGTGCATTTATTAATTCATCACCTGCCGCAAACGGTCGCAGCGTGAAGATGGCTTGATCCGGATCGGCATCATTTAACCTAGCAAACTCTTGATAGAATTCTTGTGTTGCAGGGTAATCGTCCTCGAAATATTTAGAAGTAACTTTTACATCGTCCGGCAAGTTCTTTAAAAGTTCGTCCATCTTACGACGGACCTCTTCCATGATTATACGATCTTCGTAGATTTCACCCCCGTCTGCGAACTTTTTTCCGTCGAGGAATCCACCTCCCGCCTTCTTCTGACGACGAGAGACTTCTTTTTTGCCACGATTGTTGATTTTTTCGAGACGGTCGTAGCCAATAATTTTGGCTAAGTCAGGGGGTACGACGACTTCACCCTTAGATAGAGCAACGTCTACAGTACCTTCATATAGTTTACGATCTACGCGGCCAATGTCAAGTCCTTTTTCACGAGCAGTCGAATAAGCATCTAAAATCATTTTGCGAATGTCGTTCGATCCGGCAAACTCAACAGCAGCCGCATTGATGACAAACGTACCCTCTGCAACCGCCCCGTTCTGATCGTCAGCTACAGTCTCACGCTCTGTGAAGTTCTCGGGTGGACCGGCCACAAAGCCTGCTTCCGGGACGGGGCGTTGGGCTGCACCGCCTTCTTGCATACCGATACGACCGCCGTATCTTGCTCCACCCTCTTCATCTACAAAATCATAACTATTAACTATACTTTCAAAATCGACATCGCTATAGTCACCGTAGTCAACTTCGCCTCCAGTGCTAATTACGTCAGATATTTGCGATTCACTAAAGCCCTGTGTCCTATCGTCGCCATCGCTACTACCAACGGTGCCCGTTGGTTCGGCCTCTGTCATTATGCCTCCGCTAGGTTCAGACTTAGGCGGGGTAAAGCCCATACCCCCCAAAATGTTCTGGATGATTTTTTGAGAACCTGAGACTTTTCCTGCGTATGCCGTGTCATCCATCGTACGCACGGTATTGTTGAACCCTGCAAAGGGTCGTCCCGCCCCCGCTTGAGAACGAAACTGTGTGATAAAGTCTCGGGCTTGAGCATCAGTGAATGTGACGTTTGTAAGTCCCATCCTGTCGAGTTCTTGGCGCATAAATCCCTGACGTGCTTCTTCCGCCTCGAAGGCTCGTCCCCCCTGAATACCCGAAGCAGAGTGGAGATTACCGTACGCATCAATAGCGAAGGTCGATCCGGTGTATAGGGCGGCTTTTCCTGTCCGTACAAAACCAGTCCTTGCCGGGTCAGTATGTTCCTGCTCTACCATCGTGCCCGGAATAAATTTGTTCTGAATGGCTTCGATAGCAGCGAACTGATCTTGGCTCATACTTCCGAGTGTGCCCTCGTAAAAACGACTGCCGGGTGCGCGGGATATTGTCTGGCCGTTGTACTCGACCATAAAACCACCGCCGGTTTGTTTAATTTTATTCGCATTTTCAAGCTGACGTTTTCTATTTAGGGATGCTGCACCGTACGCCACAGCACCGAATAACGGAATACCCGTAGCGAGTCCGACCATCGACGGTCCTGCGTTTGCTTCGAGGTACTTTTGAAAACCATCGTCGCTAAAGTTTACTTTTTGTTTGTTGGCAAACTTTTTGATGTATTCAGTCGGATCAATTCTTTCTGTTTTAAAGGCAGACTTTCCGCTCATCGTAGAATACGTCAGGGGATTAGAACCACCTCCACCACCATCACCGCGTGCAGACACAGGCGTGAGGACGTTCGGAAGTTCTTCCTTCTTTTCTTCTTCCCCCGCTGCTGCAGCTACGTTTACATTAATGCCACCAAAGTCGTCGTAATAATTTACACGCTGTGCTTGGTATTCATCGGGTGTGTATGTTCGTCTAGCCATCGTTCCTCACTACTGCCTCGTGACTACTCTTCAACTTGAGGAGCATTTCCAGTAAAGCCAGCTTCCCCTGCGTTTGGCGCAACTCCGACTCCGATTGTGCCGTTACCACGGCCTGAATCGTCACCTCCCGGAGGTCCGCCAGATACTCCTCCATTAGGGGCCATTCCTTGCTGTGGAGGAGCGCCGCCAGCTTCTGCGCCTGCTGCTTGTTGAGCATCTTGCATCATCCCTTGTAACATCTGTGCGTATACTTGTGCTTCGTTGACATCGTTGACGAGGCTGTCCGGATCGATGTCCTGTGCGATTGCCAACTCTCGCATGAGGTTCGGCAGCTTCACAAATGGTGCTAGCATCGGGTTCGAGACGGTTTGCAAGAGAGAGGTGAGACGCTGGGTACGCACCTCCTTTTGCATAACTGCTGCTACACCACGAGGCTTGATCTCCAAGTCACCCTCTACGTCCTCTGCGTCGTCGTTAAACTGCATGTTCCATTGAAAGTACGCTTCACCGAGAGGCTTCAAGAGGTAGTCGTCGATGTTCTTGATAACCGTCTTCATCGATAGGCCCGCGCTGCCCATGAGCATCGACAGCCCTGCTGCCGTACGTCCGGTGCCGGTTACGCCTGTCTGGCCGTGCATGATCGACGGGATACCCGTCTCCTCATCAGCTAGCTGACGGCTAATCTGGTACATCTGTATGTTTTCGGGTGCCGTGTTCGGGAACTTGAGGCCGTTGATGGCCGTACCCGTGACGCCCGACTGACGACGGAATATCTTGCCGGGAAAGATATCCATGTTCTGTCCGGGCACTAACGACGCTTCGTCCACATCGAAGACGAGATTACCGGCGAGGGCGAGGTTGTCGATTGCCATACGCACATGGCCGTTCATCAGCATCTGTGCGTCTTCCATGTTCTCCGCAACGCCCACACCCCAAATCTGATACGGGTTGATCTCAAACGGAAACGCTTGGTACGGGATGCGTGCCGGAGTGAACGGGTTGATGACACAGCGAAGAACCATACTGCCGCACACCCAGACGTTGACCTGTATTTGATCGAACTCGGACATGTCACGGGCCTCTTCCATGCCCACCTCATCAGCGAACTTGGCATCCAAGACGCCCCAGTATTCGAGAACTTCAAAGCGGTTCTCGGCTACGTACGGCTCCGTTTCGTCTTCACGGATCGTGTCCTCGTAGTACTTGTCCTCGTAGTTCGGCCCCTTTGCAAGGCACTCCTGAATAGCTTGCGCGTCGAAGTGCGGGCGCATGATCAGGCTACGAAGCTGCTGGCGATTCATGCGGTGACGCTCGATGACGTACTCACAGTCCTCTATCGAGGTTGCTGACGGATCAGGGTGGAAGTCCCACGCGGATACGGCTTCGATACGCGGCACCGTCTTTTCGTACGGCGCGTACGACCGCTCTCCCTCTTCCCCCCGCTGCCACTTGTGAACACGCTTGTGGAAGTTGAACGGACCCTTTACAATACCCGTACCGAGCAGGGCAGATTCGAAGATTGCCTTGCGAAATACGTTGACGGCATTCGAGTCGAGGAGTTGATCGTGGATGCACTTTTCCATACGCCGAGCCTGTTCCTTTGCAGGCTCAAACTGTGGCTCACCAACCTTTGCCTTTCCCGGAAGGATCGCATCTCCAAACTCCTTGCCGTACGATCCCAAGACGTGCGGCTCGGATGCGGACATAGCACCGGGTGCGAGTTCGCGACCATCGCCGGGAAAACCGTACGGATCGCTTTGGGTGGCTTCATCTGCCGGAGTACGCATATGTGCAAACTCTGCGATACCTTCCGGCATCGGCGTAGACTCGACTACGAGCGGAAACTTTTTGTTAGCGAAAAGAATGTCAACAATCTGCCCGTACGCCGCAAGGACTTTGGTCTTCGTAATCTTGATGAAGACTTGAGATCGTTCGGAGTCGCGGTACTGTGTCGTCGAATCGTAGATGCCGCGAAAGTTTTTGTACGCTTGCAGCCATCGCTGCTCGTAAACAAATCGTCCGTTTTCTGCATCTTCAAACTTCGCACGAATGTATCCGGCGAGACCGGGCATCCGCTCCGTCGGTTCGACGAGGGGGATGGTCTGATCGTCTTCCGGCTCTAGGAAATTGTCAGCCATTCTTTCGCTTTCTTAGTAGTCTCGCTGTTCAGCCATGCTGAAAAGAGATGCTTCAACTGTAGGTTTGGTTTGCTTCTTCGGCATATCTTCAGTGAGGACATCAGTCTTCGCGCGGGTGTCGAATTCGAGACCTTCGCGATAGAGCTTGTCCGCGCCCATCTGATCGTCGATGGTTGTTGCATCGGCGTTCATAATGTACGCTTCACCGTAGTTGTAGTTACCAGTTGTGGCGTTTGCCATTTTTTAGTCTCCCTTTTTCTCAATGAAACCACCGGAAGCAAAGTTCGGAAACTTAAATCTTCCGCCAGAAATTAACCCGGCACCAATCTTATCGATGGCTTCGAGTGTGACCGGGCCTTTGTACCCGTATTGCTCTTCGAGTCCCTTTTCGGCACCCGCGATAGTTGCGTCGGCAAGTCCACGAGAAACAGGACCGATAATACTTGCCGGACCACTCAGTTCTTCTGCGGTTGCTTGTGCGATTGCTTCTTCTGAAGATGCACCCCGTTCGAGCATTTCTTGCCTAGTTCCTTCGAAGCCGACAATCGGAAGCACGGGTGAAGCAGCTTTAGTTATTGTACTGAGGACTGTCGATGCTGCCGCGCCGAGCCTGATGCCAAACTTAGCCATCTTATTCGCTAGTTTTTCCGACGGCTCGGCAGTTAATTCTTTCTCTGCTCCGGCGTCGATATCTTCACCTGTTTCGGCGGCGATCTTAGCGAGTTCGTCTTTCTCTACTAGTTTTGCGTTATACTTTTGACGTACTTTTTGACGGATAGTCTCTTCTTCGACGGCTTGATTTTCTTTGCGCTTTTGTAGATTACGCGCTTCCTTGTCGATGTTAGCCAACTCCAAGTCGAGGGCGTTACTACGGGCTGTTTCATCTAGCTCTTTTAGCTCACCCGGAAGCGGTGTACGTCCTTTTGCAGGCTGACTAGCAGACGCAATATCTATAGTCTCAGGAGTTGAAAATACGATACCATTTTCGCCGTAAAAGTTGGGAACGTCTACCCGACGGTTTAAAAAGAGTTGGTTGACCGTACTCGTTCCCGCATTACGCGCATCGTTTCGGATGAGTGTGTTTGTCATTCCCCCGATACGATCATCCGGAACTTGACCGGTGTACGACTCTGTGAGGATATCTCCTGAACCGGACATCTCTGCACCAGCGTGACCCATCCACGCTTTGACAGCATCTTTAGGAAACTTGTACTCGACGAGAAGCTGTCGAGCGAGGATTTTACGAATTACAGAGCGAGAACCTTGCTTTCCTTTAGGGAGGATGGCACTAAATTCTGCTTCGAGCTTCGGACGAATTGTAGCATTCCACAAGGCGTCGAGTTTAGCGTCCGTAGTCTGAAACAGATTCGCTTTTGATGGGTCCGCGCCTTCTGGTAGGGCAGCGAGTGCCCTGTCTACTTTTGCTTTCAAGAAATGAGCAAATTCACCGTCGTACATCGCTTCTGGACGAGTCTTTTTTCCGACGCTCTTTCCGGCTACCTCTGCAATCAAGTTGCCATTGGCATCTGTACCAAAGTTGATGTCAGTAATTTTTAAACCAGTATCTTTGTCGATGTTCGACCTAAGACGTTGACCGGTGTACTTTTCGTAGATTAGGTAGTCTCGTGTTTCGGGGTCAATATCTACTGTAACTGTTTTCCCCGTCTTTGTTACTTTTTCGTACGTGTCTTGATTGAGAGCTTCATTGTATATACGGTCTAAGTCTTTAGAAAAGAGCGTTCCCCGCATAGGGTCTGCACCGCGCGACTGTACACCTACTAACTCAAAGGTACGCTGTGCAAAACCTTTATCACCGCCCAAAAGGGTAAACGGTTCGTTACGTCCTGCGTCTTCAACACGATCCTTAAAACGCCGCTCGAACCATATCCACTCTTTCCAGCGGTTTACTCCGTCAGCCCGTTCGAGAGGGTCTAAAGCGGCATTAAACTCACGAGTTTTGTACACATCAAAGTACGGCTGATCGACATCTACACCCTCTTCAATCAACTGATTGATGAGATTTTTTGTCTCTTTTATGTGGCCTCGTGCTGCGTCTGTTTTATCGGACGTGCTATCCGCTACGAGCGAAAGAGCTTCACGAACCGTGATGCTTCCATCTTTTATGCGGGTGTTAAAGTCCACCGCTCCCCTTCCGGCATCATTCGCTGGTAAGTCTACCAAATTACCGGCATCCTGTGTGTCGAGTACGCTTCCAAACCTTTCTTCGAAGTCTGCAAAATCTTTTTTATCAATCGTACCCGGAAACTTCTCTTCGATGATCTGAGAAAGAGTAAAAATTGTGTTTTCGTCTCCCGCGATAGGACTCATGTCCTTGAGGAGTTCTTGCATATGAGCAAAGGTAAATTTGCGCGGAATATTTCGTCCGCCAAAAATTTCGATGAGACGCTGATTTTCTGGGCCTACTGTCTTAGACCCCTGCATCTTCTTTAGCTCTTTACCAATCTCATCCGCAGCGATGCTGATTTGATCCCGACGCTCTGGAAAATCTGTAATTTCTGCCATAGGTTAGTATCCGAATGTCGCGTCTTGTACTTGGTACACTTGATTCTTGATTGCGCCGAGTTGCTGGTGGATCGAAGCGTACCCGCTCATGCGTGTCATCAGCATGTAACGAAGGGCGTCATATGCGTGATCTTCAGCCTTTGTGTCTACGTCTTCGCTGTTCGACTTTGATAGGGGTATGCCAGCGAGTTGCTTGACAATGTTCGTACACGTAGAAAAGATACGTAGGCGAGGTTCTTCGGTGTACGGATCGTTAGCGAGGCGACGGTGTATTTCCATCTTTCCTTGTATGCGATTACGGTCGGATGGCGTCCAACGCACACCGACTCGCATCATAGTCTCTGCTATCGAGGGTCCGAAACCCGTCTTGTTCCAGCACGAGGAGTCTAAGACGGTGTAGTGCGGTTGTGGGTCTAGCTCCTCTGCTTCTAGTATTTTATCAGCGAGTTGTTCTGCTGTCAAGTGTTTAGCATATAGCTCACGATAAACCCAGATATTATTGTCCCAGTCAATAGCCCCCCACAAAACGCACGACGGACTTGCGTATCCGTAGTCCGCCGCTCGTATACGGGGCCAGTTGGTTGGAAGTTCAAAATGTTCGACCACATGTCGTTGTCTCGAAAATTCGGGGAAGGCCGCTCCCTCCGCCACGTCCCAATCACCTTCGAGAAGCCGCTTTCGCTCGACTTCTGGGAGCGACCTGAGCATAGCCTCGTACTGGCCGTCTGCCATCAGGTAGGGATTGTCGGTCAGCCGCGCCGGTACAAACTTGCGAAGGAACAGGGGCTGACCTGCTTTTTCGTGACTCGGAGGCCACAAGAATTCTTTTCCGGTTTCTATATCGAAGGCAGGAAAAGGCTTGTTTGGTTCGATGTTATCGATATAAGTCTTCTTGACCCACCAACCACCCACTCCTCCGGGGTTGGCTGTGCAGCGCATGTACAGGTGTTGCT